CTCCAAATAATCTTTTCTATTATACTGTTCATTTGTTCAGTATATGATGTCCAAACAATAAACTCATATTCTAAGTTCACATAATCAGGTACACCGACTGTGTACAATTCTTTTGTTTTGTTCAAGCCTTGCTGTACAGCAAAGTTATCATACCTATTTTTCTGTGAGTACTTACTCTGAAAGGTACGAAATAACTGAGGATTTAAAGGATCTATCTTATCAACATTTAAAGTTTCGTCTTTGGATATTGAGTTCCTTTTAAATACAATAAGAGGTATCACCAGCTGCTTTTTGTTATCGATTAGATATCCATTTTTTTGTATACTACTCCATCTTTCAGGATTAGAATACATAATAGGAACTTTTACAGTTTCGTCATTTTCCAATACAGTTGGTTTGATAACATTGTTGAAATAAAACATAATGGCTGCATCGATATCCATCAATCCAACTGATATATTTTTTACAGTGTCATCTCCTCTTGACCTCAATGTTCCTCTATTAATCTCTTTTCTAGCTGAACGAGGTATTGGTTTTTTACGAGCCATTATATACTCCTAACTCTCTCTATCTGTATTGAACTCTTTCTAATTAAGAATGTTGTTGCTACAACCGAAAAGTTTTGGTCAAATTGTCCACCAACCAACTGATTCTCATTTATGGAACCAACCTCAAAATATCCATAGTTCCAATCTATTAAATCTCCTATTTCTAATACCATGCTAGCATCTATGAATGCTTGTCTTAAAAATGAGAACACAACATTCTGTTGAGCGTCTGGTCCGAACTCATCTGTATTAAAATCAAAATCATCAGCTGCTACAAGTGCATTCATCTGCACTCCGTTCTTATACACCTTTTTACCACCAGCTGCTTCACCATACATATTAACGGCTGACTCTTGTAAAGATGGTTTGTACACAACGCATTCTTGATTTATCAATCCGTCTTTATTTCTTTGTTTATCCCCTACAAGTTCTCTAGTAACACGAGTTACTAAGTTAACATCTCTTTGAGGTAAAAATCTACCAGCCATTATATTATCCTATGTATATCGGGTATGGAACTTTAGATAACTTTTCTTGCAGAAACTCTGCTTCATCCTTATCAGCTTCTAACAGAGCCTTTCTACTTGTCTGTTCTAAGGTTTCCCTAAGTTCTGTGATTAGAGCTTCCTTTTCAGTTGCCGCTTCGGTTCTTAAAGTATCTCCATCCAATGTTGTTTCTGCATTTGGTATAGGAAGTGAAGCATACTTACTTCGTATTGTTCCTAATAACTCCTTACATAGAGCTAATCCATATTTCTTTATCCATTGTTTACCAACTTCGTTAATATCTTTAAACAACATATTATTAAAAGGAGCGTTAGAGTAATCTGTAATCACACCATCTGTTGTTCCTTGTAGTGTATTATCCCTATCTTTTTTAAGAATATACTTAAAATGAAGTTTATAAGAATCTCCTGTTGGATTTGGAAAAATTCTTAACTTATTGTTTTGTAATTCAAATGAGTAAGCAGATTTTCTTATCTGGTCATTGAACTCAATAGCTTGTACTTTCAGTAAATCAGCGTACATCGGCATCATCATAAACTGAACCGCTGGTGAGTTATTACCCCAACCAAAAGAATCCAACATATTGTAACTACCATCACCAGTACCAGCGTAAGGATCGAAATATCTAGTTACAGCAGGAGAAGCTTCGTAGTATATCTTTCTTATTTCAATAGAATCTCCACTCTCTGATACATTAGCCCAAAGAGCATTCAAATCATAAACCTGTGAACCACTATTGATTTGTATAGAACCGCTTTTAAAATCTATAGTACCACCAACACCAGCTTCTGAACCATATTGTTCAGCTAATTGAATATTTCTACCAATAGTTGGTGTGAGTTTTTTATGTGTTAGATTTGTCTTTGTATCACCAGAACCAGTTTGCTGACCTTGTAAAGCCAACATATTATCTCTGATGTTAAATTGATTTACTTGTGCTGAATACTCTGTAATAGCTTCTTCGTAACAAGCGTAGAATTGTTTGTCTTGTAGTTCCACTTCTACTATCGGATATCCCAATCGTTTAGCAGCCCAATCTGAAAACTTATCTATTGAATGATTACCAGAACCTGAAAACTCCGTATCATTATCGTAAAACCCGTAGGGTGTGTTTCCTGCTGAAAAAGAACTACTACCAGCCCAAATTGCTTCCATTATATTCTCCTAAAAAGGTGTATTTTCTCATTAATAAATATATAAGATACAAAAAAAGGGGAGTAAAACTCCCCTTTTTAAGTTGTTCAATTAAGTATTTAATTAAACTTCGTTGATATGTGCTACGATTACTTTTCCATAGAACTCTGGTCTGACCATCTTCTTAGCATAACGAGTCATCACACCTTTACGTGGAGTAAAGTTTTGTGGATCGTATACTAATGGAGTCATAATCATCGGTACATATGGAGCGTATACAGCACCAGTTTCTAAGAAATTGCTTCCTCTGAAACCAACCAATACGTCATTAGTTGTCATGTATGGATTCTTATAAACAGTATATCTGTTATTTATAGAACCAACGGCTTCAACACCCATAGCGTATGTCTTAGCAGAAGCATCACCGGTATTAGCGATGTATCCACTTACAGACTCTAAGATTGTAGCAGTTTCAGGTGAAACAACGACAAAATTAGCACCACCACGTAGTGTCTTCTGATGAATTGCATTAGATACAGATTGTATCTTAATTCCAAGTGTTTGGAACCAAGAAGACTTTGTGTATGCATTTGAAGCACCACTAATCTGTGTCCAAGCACCTTCGCCTGTTCCAGAACCATCATACTCAAAACCAACTTTAGCTGACCAAAAAGCATCTTTAGCAGAAGCGTTTAGTCTTAACATATCAAGTATTTCCAAATCGATTTCCATCGCGATGTACTCACTTAACATTGCTGTTAACTCAGCTTCGGCATCTACACTATGGTAAGCGTTTAAGTCCTGAGCAAGTTCAGGTGTCCATACAGCTTTCAATTTACGAGTTTTAGCAACGATAGCTTCGCTCTTTAACTGAATATCGACTTCAGGAATCTGAAGATCGTCAGCTGATGAAGGACCAGGTGAGGTGAATGAACTCTGTTCAAAATCACCACGTTGAGCAGCAGTTGGCTGCTGATGATAGTTTACAGAAGCAGTAGCGTCTGCTTTTGCAATTATACTATTTCCATCCGCAGTATTTACTTCACCATGCTTTACAATAAATGTAACATCACCATTGGATGCAACAGTATTGTATTGTGGGAAAGTCTCATCAATAAATGAACCGCTTATAGCGAAAGCTTTTACACCTTCTACATCAGCTCTAGTAAAAGCAGCTGAATCAACAGTTACTTTACTAAGAGTTCCTGCGTGACAAGAAGCACTCAAATCTGGCTCAAATTCTACATCTTTCCAAGTAGCTTCAAGAATAGTCATCACACCACTCGCAAGAGCAGAACCTGATAACTGGCTTGCAGTTACTTTATCGTTGATAGAGTATCCTGACTTTCCACCACCATAAAGACCACCGCTTGGATCGCCTGAAGATGATGTATCACCAAAGATATCTGCACCTTGTGAATGATTAGCCTGATTAGCTGAACCATATTTGAAGTCCAAGAAGAAAATCAGTCCAGATGGTAAGTTCATAGGTTGAACACTTACGAACTCTTGTGCTGAAATTTCACCAAAGATTCTACGAACCAATGGTAAAGCAACACCACTCCATTCTTCTTTACTTCCACCAGTACCTGTACCCGAAGCTTCTTTAATAAGCTGAGTTGCCTGGTTTTCAAGAAGAACAGCCATTCCTGTTTTCTTAGTGGAGTCTTCAATATCATCCAATAATCCGGTCGGTTCCCATTTATCAACTAGTTTCCTAGTTTGTTTGAGAAGCTCTTGATGAGGGTTATGCCCTGTCATCACATCGCTTAAATTATCAAAGTTTGACATTATATTGTCTCCCAATTAAATAAGGTTAGCTAACTTCTTAAACCTGTCTCTTAAATCTGAACTTTCAGTTATTACTTCTTTTTCAGGTTTAGTAGACGCTATTGGCTTTGAAGCGCTTCCCTTAGATTCATTAATTTCATTTTTTCTAGCACCACCAAAAGATTCACCAAGTGTAGAATACACTAACTTGACTTCACGTAAGTTGGCTGCTCTATCGAATTGCTCAACGACTTTTATTTTCTGTTCGTTATTCAAACCATACTTTCTGAAAAGTTTGTTTGTAAACAAAAGTTTAGCATTTAGCAAATTAACTTCATTTAGCTTTCCACGAAGAGTTTCGATTACGGAACGATGTTCTTCAAGATCGGATTTAAGTTCTGCAACTTCATCCTTTTCTTCTTCAAGATCTTCTTCCTCAGAAAGAGCTGCAAGAACTTCATCAAGATCAATATCTTCATCAACTTCTTTATCTTCACCCTCTTTGAGTTTTCCTTTACCCGGATCTTCTTCATCATTTGAGTCAGCAGCATCAACTTTGTTGTCTGCTTTACCAATTTCAGAAGATTTAGACTGCTCATCAACTTCTTCTTTACCTTCTTCAACTTCATCAGCTTCTTCAACTTCTTCAGCTTCGTCAAGTTCAGACTCAAGTTCTTTAATTACAGCTTCAAGATCCAAATCATCAGATTCTTCCATTTCCTCATCATCTCCATCTTTCATTTCTTCCATATCATCTTCTTCTTCATCTTCTTCTTCAGAAACTACAGGCGCATATTTAACGCCATCGATTTCGATAATGTCTTCTTCGTTCACAGAAACTTCAGCTACATCTTCT